TTCCTACGCATCGGCTCCGAGCGCATGGTCGAGGAGGAGCGAAAGGCGCTGAACGTCGCCGCCAATGCGAACGGCGGCTTTCTCGCTCCGTCGCAGTTCGGGTCCGAGCTGATCAAGCTGCTGACCGAGTTCTCGCCAGTCCGGCGCTATGCTCGCGTCATCTCGGTCGACGCGCCCGAGATCATCATGCCGAAGCGCCTGACCGGCACCGCCGCCACCTGGACCGACGAAGGCGCAGATATGACCGCGAGCGAGCCGACCTTCGGCCAGGTGAAGATCGCGAACCATGAGCTTTCGACCTACGTTGTCGTGTCGAACAAGCTTCTCGAGGACAACGCCTATAACCTCGAGGGCGAGCTGATGGCCGACCTGGCCGAAAACTTCGGCAAGACCGAGGGTCTGGCCTTCCTAAAAGGCACCGGCACGGCCCAGCCGCGCGGCCTGATGACCGCGACCGGCATCGCCGAAGTGAAGACCGGCACCGCCGCCGCCTTCCCGGCCGCGAACCCGGCTGACGTGCTGATCGGCATGTATCACGCGATCCCGACGACCCACGCACATAACGCGGTTTGGCTCATGAACCGCGCCACGCTGGCCGAGGTCCGCAAGTGGAAGGACAACACCGGCCGGTATTTGGTGATCGACCCCCAGGACGGCGCACCCTCGCAACTGCTGGGCCGTCCGATCGTCGAAATGCCTGACATGGACAACATCGCGGCCGGCACCTACCCGATCATGTTCGGCGACCTGTCGGGCTATCGTATCGTTGATCGCGTGGGCCTGTCGATCCTGCGCGACCCCTACACCCTGGGCAGCAAGTCGCAGGTTCGGTTCATCGCCCGCAAGCGCGTCGGCGCCGACCTGACGCATCCCGATCGGTTCGTGAAGCTGCGCGTGGCGGCCTGACCATGATCGCGACCCGCGAGGAGATCGCAGTCGTTCACCTTGGTCATGTGGTGATCCTGCGCCCGTCCTTGCGGGCCGCGTCCCTCCTCGAGCGACTGCATGATGGCTGGCCGGCCCTCCTGCGGAAGGTCGAGGAGTTCGACACCAGCACGATCACCGCGATCATTCGTGCTGCTGCAAGTGATAGGAGCGCTGCTGAGGCGCTTCTAGCCACCTTCAGCACCCGACCCATTGCCGAGCTACATAAGACCCTCTCCGGCCCTCTGAGCGCGCTGCTGATGGGGCTTCTGGAGATCGACGACACAGACGACACCCGCGACGACAAGCCCGCCCCTGCAAGCGCCCCGCTGCCGTGGGCGAAAGCCTATACCCAGCTCTTCGAGATCGGCACCGGCTGGCTAGGCTGGACACCGGCCGAGACCTGGGCTGCGACGCCCGCCGAGATCAGCGCTGCCATGAAAGGCCATGTCGCCAAGCTGAAGGCCATGCACGGCGGCACCGATGATGAAGCACCGGCCCATGCACGACCGGCCCAGAATGAGGCCCAACGCCAAGCCAATCTCGAGGCTGGCCTAGACCCCGACTTTGACCGGCATTCCTTGCGCGCACTGAAAGCACGACATGCCTAGACCGCCCCATGCCTGCGCCTGCGGGCGCACGGTGCCCCACGGCCAGCTCTGCGAATGTCAGCGCCAGGTAGCCCGAGCCAGAAACCGCCGCCACGACGCGCGCCGTCCTTCAGCTCGTGAGCGCGGCTATACGGCCGAGTGGCAGAAGGCCCGCGCCGAGTTCCTGCAATACAACCCGGCCTGTGCCATGTGCTGCGCGCCTGCCCAGGTGGTCGATCACATACAGCCGCACCGCGGCGACAAGGCTCTCTTCTGGACTCGCGCCAACTGGCAGGCGCTCTGCGCCCCTTGCCACAACCGGCGCAAGCAACGCGAAGAACGAGCGGCTGCGTTTCTCTGGGAGGGTCAGATACGGTAAGATCTGATTGCGGCGTGGTTCAGATCGGCGGCGGGAACGAGCTTGTAATGCCGTTCGTCAACGACCTTCACTTCATCCTCTTCTAGGGCCAGCTCGAACATAGCGATCTTCTGATCGGCCATGAACTGCACCGAGATCGCGCGGCACCGGATACCGTCGAACTTCTGTTCAACGAAGCGAATGTCCTGCGTGGTCTGAACGATGCCGATTTGATCGTTTCCGCCCTTAGCCTGAACCGGGATGACATAATGACAGCCCATCTTGTCGATGCCGACATACAACTCATCGATCTCGATTTGGCCGATACCCCTCACGGTGGTGCGAAGGTGGTTCTGGAGGCTGTAGGTCGTGAGGCCGAGGAACGTGTCGATCAGTCGGTTGTATCGGATGATCGCGAGAAGGGCCTGCTCGTCGTCGAGCGCGTATCCCCTGATCAGTTCGGGCGTTGCATCCGGGATCGAGGTGCAGACCAGATTCTCGCGCGGAATGATGCGGTTGATCTTGACCAAGCGGAAGCGATACGCCGCCCGGCCAGCACCCTCGATCACCCATTCCATGCCTTCCGGCTGGGTCGCGAGGATTTCAGGCGGTAGCGCTGTCCTGAACCGCACCGAATAGATAACGTCGCCGAGGTTCTTCGGCAGGGCGATGTTCAGCGCAACTGCGCCCTCTTCCAAGGCGGTGCGCTCGAATCCGAACGCCGTCATGCCGTCTTGGTAACGGTCAAAGAAGATCTTCGACATTAAAGCCGCGTAACGGTTCGCCCTACGCTTCTTGTCTTTCATGCGCCTTCGGAACCCCGCGCTCTATTTCTTCCTGCTTGCGCTTCCTCGCGCCGCTCTTGCGGTCGCGACTGGTGCGAGGTGCAACCATGCCGAAGTGCGCGGAAGCAGAAGATACATCCATCTGAAGCAGTGTAGCTTCGCCCAATGGGATGGATGTTTGGGGTTTTTCAATGTCTAAGGCAAGCGCCTGGACCACGGAGGCCGCGATGGCGCGGGCCAAGGGCGGCGGGACCGAGTTACCTATCTGGCGCGCACCATGCCATTTCGTCGCGTTGAACCGGAACCAGTCGGGGAAGCCGTGCAGGCGCGCCATCTCGCGCACCGTCACACAGCGATCATGCTTGTAGTGGATCGGCCGCGGGCTGGTGAAGGCGCCTCTGGCCCCATCGGTCCCGGCCCGCAACGTGTTCGCGACCCCTTCCGGCGGAAGCTTGAAAAGCCGGCTGATGCGCTCGACCTCACCGCAATCTGTCTCACGAAAGCGTCGACGAGAAATGTCAGTGTGCACCGTTCGCGCGCTGGAGGTCAGGACGCCGGGGTTCCAGTCGCGAGGATACGCGTAGTTGTCCGGCTGGTTCGAGAGGCCCCGAAGGTCGGCGGCATAGGCCGAGGGCGCCCCGAACGCTTTGGTCTTCACCCAGTCCGATACAGACAGCGCGTCGAAGCGTTCGGCGTTCGGCAGATCCTCAAGGGCGTCTTGGCAGGTTGGGCCGAAGGGCAAGTCGCCTTGCTTGCGGCGACCGGCGATCGACGTGATCGCAGCCGGGTAATCTGGCAGGGTTAGACCTTTCTTCGCGCCGAAGAGGATCAGACGCTCGCGCGACTGCGGAACCCCATAGTGCCCGGCGTTCAGCACCTTCCAAGGCGTGCGAACCTCATAGCCCTTCTGGTTGAACGCCTCGATCAGCTCGCCCAGGAACTTCTTGTGCTTGCCTACCGTCAGGCCTTTGACGTTCTCAAAGACGAAGGTGCTGGCATCCAGCTCGCTGACGATCCGCATGAACTCCGAGACCAGTTGGTTCCGGTTGTCATCGAGCGCACGGTGGCCGATCAGCGAGAAGCCTTGGCAGGGCGGGCCACCGAAGACGCAGTCGACAGTTCTGTCACCGATCCCGGCGATTTCTCGAATTTCAGCGCCAGACAGACCTTCAACCGAGCGAGCAATGACAGGCGTGTTTGGGAAGTTGAACTTGTGAACGGCACAGTGCACCGGATCAATTTCGACCGCCGCCGCTATATCAAAGCCAGCTTGCTCGAACCCAAGGCTCATGCCTCCAGCTCCAGCGAATAGGTCGATTCCAATAGGGCGCATCCCAGACGTTCCTTCGAGTTTTTGCCCCTTCTGACAGACTTCGTCGCGGTTGTCGATCGGAAAGTTCGCCCTTTGGTCTCGGTTCTCAAGAGGGAGCGAGTGAAGGCCGGGGTGGGTCTCCAATTTCGGCGCGATCTAGAGGACCGGCGGGGGGAGGTCGGCACAAGATAGGCCCGAAATAACTTTTCATGTCTCAAGGTGTGTGGTAAAAATGCAACATTGCATTTTTGTAAAGAGTTTTCCGAGACATGCCCGCAATCTCTGTCGAGGAGCTGAAGAGCCAGCTCAACATCGAACACGACCAGGACGACGCCCTTCTGACCTCGAAGCTCGCTGCGGCCGAAGCCTACGTCGCGAGCTACATCGGCGAACCGATCCCCAACCCCTGCCCCGCCGCGATCAAGCAAGCCGTCCTGATGCTGGCCGCGTTCTGGTATGCAGTCCGCGAGGCCGCGACGATCGGCGGCAACGCCTATGCGATCCCCTTCGGCGTTCATGACCTGCTGCAACCGCACAAGGCTTGGACGATGGGCTATATCCCGGCCGAGGCCGTGTGATGGCTGACGACCTGATGAAGCAGTCCGCGAAGCTCGCGAAGCGCCTGGCCGAGATCCCGGCCGAGATCGTCACCGCCCTTCGCCCTGCCTTGATCCAATCCGCCGAGGACACGGCCCGCACCGCCGAGGCGCTGGCACCCGAGGATGAGGGCGATCTGAAGCGCTCAATCG